GGCGTATGAGGTTGGTATGTATTTTGGAACTAAGCGAGTAATTGAGAGGACAAGCAAATGACAGAAGAAGAGTTTGATGATTGGCTAGATGATGTTTACCCAACTTATCAAATTGCGGGTGTGGAATTGCGTCCCTCGCAAATGCTAAAGAACTGCGACCCAATCGCATACAGGATTGCGTTATCAGAATGTGAAGATAGAGAAGAAGAATGGAAGGGCTACTTTGACAACGAGTGAATTGGAAGAACTAATTTTCAAGATTGACCTAATGCTAACTGAAGATGTTAGCGAATTATTTACAACACCAGAGGAGAAATAAAAAAATGGACTTGATAACTTTTATTCTATTTTTTGGAATTGGCGTTTTGATTTTTATCACAACCCAACTTGTAGCAATTTTGTTTTTGCTAAAAGAGAACCAGCGAATTGGTGAAGAGCTAGAAAAAAGTCAGCCACCTTTCTAATCCGACACGCCCGAGAGGGGCCCCACTTTTTGCTGAGTATTTGTTTACGAGATCATTAAAAAAGCTCCCAAAAATGTCCTAGGTTCGTGGTAAGTTTATCTTATTAACGAAAGGAAACCCATGGACTACTACGCAGCATACACAGGAATAGTAAAGAACGCTACCTTTGGTCAGGTAGAGCAAGCAAGCAAGTGGTACGTAGACGCAGAACGTATTGCAGAGAAGGTTGCAGATAATCTAAACACTACTTTAGAAATTGGTGCAACAGTAGTTAGTGCATTCTCACCTAGAGAGCGTTGGTCAGTGAATGTTGCAAGAGCTATTGCATGGTCATTAGGTCAAGAAGTGACATGTCTAAAAAATAATCTAGTCATGGCTAACAATGCTTTGACACTTGGATTCAATGCCTTGAAGGGTCTCAAGACTAATGCATTCGCAAGAGCTATTGCAGGTGACGAGCAAGCTGTTGTAATTGACGTATGGATGTTGAGAGCTGTTGGAATTGAAAAGAAGACACCTAACCAGTCACAGTATAAAGAATTGGCAGACGCTGTTGCTAAGGTTGCATTTGACAATGGCATGACACCTAGAGCAATGCAAGCTCTAATTTGGATTGTAGTTAGAGGTAGTAGTCAGTAGTTGACATTCCCCCAGAAATGGGGTGCCCCATATTTTGATCCAAAAGTCAATTAAGAATTAGTTTAAGATTTTCCTAGAATGTCCCCAAAATGTCGGAGGGTAATGCTAAGATTATCTTATGTTGAATAGAAGTAATGAAGCAAGACGCAAGGCAGAGAGCCAAGCGTTGTTTCAGTCTATGCTAAAGGCTCCCCACCTAGTAGCAACCCCAAAGAAGTATAAGGGTAGCCGTCAGTCTAATAAAGCTAAAGCAATAAAGGAGAGCGAATGATTCTACAAGGCTTGATTCACTATGTATGCGAAGACTGTAATAAGTTTGTTCATTCTAATACAGTCTACGGCTATGACCTCAAGAATGTCTGTGGTAGATGTTATGCTATTCACGCTGGACACCCCTCAACAAGAAAGTTGGTAAAGTAATGCCAAAGTATGACGTAAAGGTAAAGCTATCGGGTAATGATGGAAACGCATTCTCAGTAATGGGAGCCGTCAAAGATTCCCTCAAAAAAGCTGGAGCAAGTAAAGAAGAAATTGACCAGTATCTAAAAGAAAGCATGTCTGGCGACTATGACAACTTGATAAGGGTTGCCATGGATTGGGTAATGGTAAAGTAATGCTAGGACAAATAAGCGTACACTTTTGTGAAACTTGTTGCGAGTTTGGTATGGTGTCGGTGGTAGATGGTAAGCTAATGGTTCAGTATTGTGATTGTGAAGTAGAAACAGTAGAAGGAGAATAGAAATGGGATACGCAACAGCAGTTGGACTTACAGATACAGACCTAACCCTATCAGACCAAATTAGTATTCACTTTAGTAGCAATTGTTATCCACCAATTCCAAAGATAATGATACCTGTGGCAGTAGCAGCTATTGACGCTTATTGGGAAGATGACTATAACCGTCTAATCGAATTACCGTTTGATGGAGTAGACCGTGATGGTAATCCTTTTCAAGTTCGTTGGCGTGATGGCTCAACAAGTGTTTCTGCCTCACAAGCAATTCAGTCTCTCAGACTTGACGCTTGGTGTGTTGATGACTATGAAGATGAGGACTAGTGCAAGGGTACCACTGGCTGATGATTGCTTTTTTGCTAGCAATGTTATTTATTCGAGAGTAATCTAGCCCCCCAGGCGGGGCCCCACAAAAACTGATCAATGTCAAGCTTAAGAAGATAACAATTTTTGCCCCAAATCGTTATAAATAAAATGATGAAAAACACTTGATAATGTCGGTGGTATCCGCTACAATAAAGCTATCAACAAAAGTTGGTTATCACATAGACAAATCCTAGCTCTGCTAGGTGAAAGAAGCAAAATGGAAAACACTCTAACTGTTGGCTCACAGTTCACAACCGCTAAGAGCAAGGTCTCTGGCGTTATTCAGGAAGTCGTTGCTAACAAGAACGGAACTTTCCGTGTTCGTCTTGATGTAGCTGGTCAGCCTCGCTGGACAACTGTAATCAAGTAATCCCCCAACCCCCAATGGGGAAACTGCTGGGTATCAGTCTAAACTGCCCACCTCTCATAAATGTCGTATGCTAATGCTACAATGACAAAGTAATAAACCCAATCAAGAAAAGGAAGCAATAAACTATGGCAAGAACAATGTCAGTAAAAATCCCAGTATCATCTCTAATCGCAGACATAGAAACATCTATCGCTAAGATTGACGAAGCAGTAGCAAACTACGCTGAAGAAGTCAAAGTGTATAGAGACGAAATGGTTGCGTATGATAAGGCTCTTATCGCAAAAGCGATTGAGGTATTGAGCAACCCTGAAAACATTGGAACAGACCACAACTCTCCAATTCGTATTCAGAGAAACTCTTATCGTAATGATGTGTCTGTTGAGTTTGACCCACAAGCATTAGGTTTCCCAGAGAAGCCAACAGAGCCAGTCAAGCCAAATGAGAAAACTTATTTTGGTAGAGAGTATGCTACTCGCAAAGAAATCCTAGAGCGTAATCTAAAGGTATTGCGTATGACTACACAGGAAGAAGTTTCTGCTAGTTCATACTCTTCTGTAATGGAACTTATCTAATAACAGATAACCACCTGAGCAAGTGGCTAAACTACTCCCCAAGTTGGGGTAGCGACTAGATGGGTAAAATAATTTCGCTCCACCTCCCCCTCCAAAAGCTGAAGGATCTTTGATCCACAAATACTGAGAGGGGGAAAAGTGGGGGCCCCAGGTAACAGATTGATAACAACTTTAAGAAACATCTTACGAACCCTTGAAAATGTCCGTGGGTAGTTGTAAAATATAGACATGACAAAAAACCAGATTATAGATGAACAAGCAGAAGAAATTCGTGAAGCATTAGCTGACTACTATGCTAACCCAGAGGAATACACCCTGTCCGACTGGGAGGAAATCTTCCAAGATAGGGACCCATTCGAATTCCTATAATGTCGTAGGTTCATGGTAGAATTCAAAAAACAACGAAAGGAAAACATGTCGCATTTACTAAACAACATTGGTTATGTTTCTTATGACGGAAACTATGGAGCGGAAGCTGACCTACTTATTTTCGACAGCAACGACCTTACCCTGCAGCAGTGGGAAACCCTAGGTGAAGTAAACGACAACTCCAGGTATGAGTATGTTGAAGCTATCTTTGCAGGCAAGGACCTATCCGAATGGGAGGGCTAATGCTAGACGTCGAGCAAGCCTATTGGGACGTCCGAGAGTACACCAATGAGGCTAAAGGTATTGCATGGGACACATGTCATAAAATTTATATTCTTATGGATGATAACCAAGTCAACCTTATGCGGGAGTATGGCTACGGTGATGCAAATGACCCTGATAGTCTAATTACTTCTCAACAGCTGGACCCTGCAGAACTAGCAACCGTTGCAATGAAATGGTTCGAGAATTCTTGCGGACTTAGATTTATCAATGCAGTCTACAGTGATACGTCAATTGGCCACGAGGGTTTTGTGAATATCATCGCACAGTTTGAAGGCAATGAAGACGACGAAGATGAGGATGAAGACTTGTAGTGCATTCCCTTACTTCCTTTCTGGAGTGCACTACCGTCCTGGCCATGACGTAAAACTGGCCAGATCTTGGCGGCCCCCATTTTTTTGGTTTTGTCAAGCATTTACGAAGACCTTTAAGAACTCCCCAAATAAACCCAGGCTTGACTTTGTCGGTGGGTAATGAGATAATTATCTTATTAGAATCCACCACTAAAGAAAGTAGAAAACATGGCACATTTGCTAGAATCAGTAAACGGAGAAACAGCTTTTGCCTCATTCAGAGAGCCAGCTTGGCATGGCTTGGGAACTGTATTTGATGAGGAAGTTTCAACAGCTGAAATGCTAAAGAAAGCTAAACTAAACAATTGGGATGTTCGCTTGGAAGACATCGAGATTCCTAACCAGTTTAGTTCCGACAAGAATTATTCTTTTGTCGTTAGAGATAACCCATTCATCTTGGGCAATAAAGATGTTCTTGGTGTTGTTGGTGAGCGTTATGTTCCTCTTCAGAATGAGGACTTGTTTGATTTCGCAGACAACCTGCTAGACAATGGCGGACGTTGGGAAACTGCTGGTTCAATCAAGGGTGGTCGTGTTGTATTCGGTGCTTTAGCTCTTGAGCGTGAAACAATTCTTGACCCTAACGGAGTGTCCGACAAGGTAAACACTTATCTTCTTGTAAATACATCTCATGACGGTTCTATTGCTATTCAAGCAAGCATTACACCAGTTCGTGTTGTATGTGCTAACACTCTAAACCTTGCTCTTGGTAATCGTGGTCGTGGTGGTTCTGTCAAGCAGTCCTTCAAGATTCGCCACACCCAAACAGCACAGGGTAAAGTTGCGGTTGCTAGAGAAGCTCTTGGATTGGCCAACCAATACATGGATGAGTTTAGCAAAATGGCTAACGCTATGATTGAAACTGAAATCACTAAAGCACAGTTTGACAAGATTGTTGAACTAGCTTATCCAATGCCAAAGGATGACGCAAAGAAAGTTTCAATCACCAAACACGCTAACAAGATTGACCTCATCAACGAAATCTATGTTGGTGATTTCAATAACACTATTGCTGGCACAGCTTGGGGAGCATTGAACGCTCTTACTGAAAGACTAGATTGGCACAGAGCAGGTCGCAAAGGACAGACTGAAACAATTCTTTCTGGAGCTTCTGGATTTGACCCAGTCATCAACGCAGAAAAGAATCGTTTGATGAAAATCGTTCAGAGTGTAATGGCATAACCCTAAACTCCTGGGCATGAGTGTAAACTGCCCACCACCCAAAAATGTGGGGCCCCATCTAATAATAAGATATTTAACTACTAAAAATACTTTAAGAAGATCTAAAAAAATTTCCCAAAATCTATTGACTTTTGTCGGTGGTTAGCCGTATACTTGTAGCAACAACGAAAGGCAATTATGGGAACTAGAAACCTAACAGTAGTAAAGAATAAAGCAGGAGAGACTAAAGTAGCTTTGTATGGACAATGGGATGGCTACCCTAGCTATTCAGGTATCAAGGCTCTAGAGTTTCTAAGAGATGAAGGTAATCAAGCCTTGCTACATGCCAAGCTAGACCTTGTTCAGTTTATTACAGATGAAGAGTGTGATGAATTGTATAACGCTAGTAGCTCTAGTACAGATTGGGAAGATAAGACTTTCCTAACCGCATACCCTGGATTACACAGAGATACAGGTGTTGGGATTCTATCTATAGTTGCTAATGCTGTTTACCCTGTCAAGACTATTGACAATACAGAGTTTGCTAACGATAGCCTATTCTGCGAAGGTATCTATGAGGTAGACTTTAGCACTAATAAGTTTACCTCTAACTACAACGACATTGTTGTTGAGTATGACTTGGATACCCTGCCAAGTGATGAAGATTACCTATCCGCTTTTGAAGTAGAACAACTAGTATAAGGAAAACAATGACAAACGAAAACGAGCTATACACATCTATTCTAGCACTGCTACCTAATGCGGTATTTGGAGAAGAAAACACCACAGGAGAAATCGTAATAGCAACAGGACTAAGACTAGCTAAAGACGGAAACCTAGTAGAATTGGATAGCGATGAACTTTGATAAGTTAGATACTAAGTATGCTACAGGAAACCTAGAGGTAGATACTCAGTTCATAAGAGATAATCTTAGTATTGATGATGAGCAGTTCTTCAAGCAAGCCCTAGCCAACATAATGTCGGAGGGTACTGCTAGAATAAACTCACTTACTAATGAAGAGCTAGACAAGATAGAAGGAATGTTCGAGTGATGAAACTAACAAGCACAGACCTAAAGACTTGGCAGGTAGAGTATTCGGCTGCTTACTGGGTAGAAGCAACAAGTGAAGATGAAGCTATTGAGAAGGCTATGGAGCTACACGCTGATTTGCCTGACGGAAGTTGGGAAGCTATGATTGACCCCTATGATAGCAACAACTTCAATACGCTAGGAGAAAAGTAATGGAACATGAATGCAAACCATTTCTTGAAGATGGCGACTGGTGTTTATGCGGTAAGGACTTAGACTAATGCAAACTATTAGAATAACTATTGATTTAGACTATGACCTTGAATCTCACTACAACAGCCCAGAGGAATACAAAAATCTATCCTTAGATTCTATTGTTGATGACTTGGAAGATAGTGTGTATGAGGATTTGCTAGACCTTATGCGTGGAGATAGATTGAAATACTGGTCAGAATCTAGGGTTGTAGCCTAACCTGATCCCCCGCAAGGGGTGCCCCATCTCTAATAGGATAGTTATTCGCTAAAAAACCTTTACGAAGTGCTTGACTTTTTTCCCGAATTATGGGATACTTGTTTTTATCAAACCCAAACCCTTAGGAGATAAAATGCCTGAATACAGAGTTCAAAGAGAATACACCAACTGGGAAGAAATTACAGTTGAGGCTAATTCTAAAGAAGAAGCATTAGATAAAGCTGAAGATGAGTGGGATGACCACCTCCCTATTACAGTAGATTCATTCAACTACACTGGAGAGACATGGGTAGGAGAAGCAGATGAGTAAGCACATTCATTACTATGCATACGGAGCTTGCACTCATTGTGGCAAGGTAGTAAACAAAGGATTAGGCGTAGACCTATACAAAGGCAAGGTAGTCTAATGCACGTATTGCAATACATAGCAGTACAGACAGATAGCGATGACGAAGCCATGCAACTTGTTGAAAGCAAACTACAAGATGAAATGGGTGGACAAGACCAATACCTATCTTGGTATGACTGGTTTGTAATTGGTGGGGGTAGATTCGTAGACGGAGACCCATACCAATCATCTCCTAATCATATTATCTCTTATGACAAGGACCCAGGAAAGTATAGAGAGATGATTACTGACATGATTAGTAATCGTAAGGAAGAGTTCAACGGCTACCGTGAAATGTATGACAGAAAAGAAGTTGACCTCAATACTAAGTTAGATAGTTATTCTGGCAACATGCAGTATGATATGGAACTATATCCCCTTGCCAAGATGATTGATATGATTCAGGGTAAGTGGGACTATAATGCTTATTTCTTTGATATCCAACATGACAGTACCAATCCAGAACACATGTACGATAGTATTGACAAAGGAAACAAAAACTGGTATATTGTACCAGTAGACTTCCATTTCTAGAAGGAACCCTGATGACAGATAATTATGTATCACTAACTTGGAAACAGTTTGATGAAGAGTTCAAGCCAATAGCCAATCACTTCCAGCACGACCCTAACCAACAAACCTTTGAGACTTATGGCGAAGAATTAGAGTTTGTCAAGTCTCAAGATAATAATAAGGTTTGGACTTGGGTACAGGGAGACTACTGTGATTTACTAGTAAACGGATTTGCTTTTGTAAACAGGCTTGGGTATTACATTACCGAAAATCCGTGGGACGAATCAAAAGACTATGAACTAATCATTAGCACAGAAGTAGAGTGTGAATGCTATAAAGAAGACGGATACCCTGACGGGGAATACGGAGATGAAAACTGTAAAGAGTGTGAAGGCTCTGGAAGGATTACCCAGTATGCAGACTAAACCAATATCACAAGGTTACGGCAGATTCAAGAGAAATGCTAACGCAGATAAAGATAAGTTTATCTACGACCTAAATATTTATCAGCTGGAGCAATTAGATGCAGATGGTGAGTACAGATTCTTTGGACCCTGGTATATACATGTCTATGAGTATACTGGCCAGACGACGGAAGAAGTAACAGTTCCGATCCAACTCACACCAGAGGAGCAAGAATTTCTAATCGATAACGACCCCTACTTCGATAATGAGGTAGACACTTGGTATGGATTAGAAGGCTTTATATTTGAAAAGTGGGAGGTAATGTCAGATAGACTAAAGTTTATCTTTGAAATGCTTCCTAAATATAAAGACGAAGTTCTATTCTAGGACTTGACAAACATAACTGAATACTGTACAATTGAATAGCTACAAAAAACCAATAAAAACAACAACCCTTAGGAGATACAAATGGCAAAGAAAAGCAAAGCAAAAACCTTCCCGTACCTAGAGACTTGGGATACACGTTATGGTATGAGTCAGCGTGTAGTCCTACGCAAGGATGGTAAGTTCGTAGATAACACCTCGCTTACCGCACTGAAGCAAGGGGTTAGGGTTTCCTCTCGCTAATCAGTAAATGAGAAAAGGGGGGTACAGGTTTCAGGACTTGTACCCCTTTCCCATTTCTGGTATAATGAGGAGACCTATGAGAAGAATAATAACAGAAGAAGAAAAAGCGGCAAAGAAAATAGCAAATGTTGTTTCTGATGTAAGGTTAGACTTAGATGATGTTGGGATTTATCTAGCAAGATACTCACCAACAATTTCTTACAATCGTTTATTGCTTATCGCAGAATCAGCAGAGTTTGAGAAGGAGAACATAGATGTCAGACACAGCCACGAACCACTTTTCTAAAAAGTGTGAGATTCTTGGAGACCTTTGGCTAAACTATCGTGGAGATGAGCAGTTCGAGGACTTTGTTGAATACAACGACATTGGCTTACCACTTGCTTATGCGTTTGCGGAAGAACTAGCAAAGCCAGCAGAGATAGCAGAAAGATACATTGACGAAACCTATTCGTTGTTGCTAGAAGCATTGGCTATTCCAGATGAACCGTATGAATCTCTGGGAGAGATGTTAGACGCTTCAGAAAATTAGGAGATAACTCTCCTGCTCCTGTATCCCAATGGCAGAGGAAGTGGACTTAAAATCCATTCAGTGTTGGTTCGAGTCCAACCAGGAGCACAAAAAGTGGGGCACCACATCCTTGTCCAAATGTCAAATACCAAATACCAAATATCATTAAGAACCCTATCCAAAAAATCGCTGAAAGTTTATTACGATCCTTATTATATTTTTCCCAAATTGTCAAATAGGGTATTACGATCCAATAGGATCTTTCCCCAAAATGGGATTATGATCCATAGGATCCTTTTCCCCAAATAGGGGTATAATTAATATATGAGCCCTAGAGGATTTTATAGCAAAGAGATGATTACTCCATATTTTACTTCAAAGAAGTATTTGGAGTCAGAGCAGCATAAGGTAGATATACAGAGTATTATATCTATAGAGAGAGTATTACGATCTCTCTTACAATACCCCGCCAAAATCGCCAGGCGGGTCTGGTACTGGGCCCTGTTTCGGGCGGGGTATATCAGAGATCTATTAAAATAACCCCTAGTATAATATACATTACGATCCCTTGATATGTTTCCCCAAATATGGGATATGTTTCCTAAAATAAGATTACGATTATCAAATATTTTATCCCAAATTGGGGATATTTTTTTATGTTTTTATATGCCAAATTGGAGCAAATCAGGATACAGTATTTGACAATTTGAGGGATATGTGGTATACAGTATTTGGTATTTGATATTGGGTATTGACAAATCAGGAAAAGTGTGATAGGGTATTTGGCCGCAAAAAAGATTACGACCCCATCTAAATATGAGCTCTATTCCCCATATCTCTCCACAACCATCCACAAATAGTCAAATACAAATAATCTCAGTAAGATATATATGTGGATAACTCTGTTAATAACTCATCAAATATGTGTATAACTTATCCACAAATACGGTATTTGGTTATGAATTTTGGGGGGTATCGGAGTCAGGCCATATGGTGTTTTTGCATATCTGGCAAAACAATCTAGGGCCATTTGAGTATCCAAGATATACTTGACATCCTGCCATCTTGATTAGGCCATCAGCTTCCATTTGTTGCAAATACGGAGTACTATGTGCATATACAATAGGAACCATTGTATTCTGACATTCGGGACATTTAGTATTTGAACTCACATATCAAGTATACTGAGTATTTTAAAAACCATGTATTTGTACTAGGGGTTATATCTTATACTAGGGATTACGATCCATCATTTGATACCCCCGAAAATTATAGATAGTCTTTCAGAAACTCAATAGGCTTTAAGTCTGATTGTGGAACCCACCAAGCATCTGGTCTACCATTACCTGGATTGCTAAAGTATTTATCCTGCTTGACAATGTGTCCAGGCATAAACCCTTTGATGTCATATTCTGGTGCTTCACCAGTTACCAAGACATATAGATAATCTGCCTTGTCTGGAGCTCTTACGATCAAGCGATAGTTATCTTGGCTGGCCCATCTAACCTGTATCTTCTCTGACACATCTGCACCCTTAAACCCTTTACCATCTCCAGCACTATAGTATAGATTGAGAGCTTTTGATACTGCTAGCTCAGCCCCATAGCCTTCTATGTTTTCTGTCCAACCATTACCCTTAAATCCATGTTGATTCTTACGGTCATGCTTAATTGCGTCTACTCCACGATGAACAGCAACAGCTGCTGCCATAGCAATTTCTTCTAGGCTTAAGGTTATCTTCATCTATCAGCCTATGCTAGGTTGTGGGTTACCCAGTAGTATTGGCATTTATCGCAACATGGGTTAGGGTTATTGTCTTTAAACTCAAAATAAAACTCTGGATCTTTTCTATATAGGTTTGCCCTGTGTGATTCTGTTAGTCTATCTACTATAGCTTGGTTGTTTATCCAGAATGGTTTTTGTGTACCCCAACGTTGTCTAGTAGCATTACGAAGGTTAGTTATATTCTCTAGATTCTTGTCTGTCTTGATACCCCGCAAAGTAGCTACGTCAGCCATAGTGATGACATAGTCATATAGGGTGGTCTCTGCACCCCTCCACATCTTGACGGCTGGATGGTTTCTCCAAGCGGCCTTAGGGTCATCGCTGTTGAGGACCTTAAGGATTTGATATCCTTCCAGGATTTGCTTGTTTAGACGCTTGCTATCCAAGACCTCTGCTGATTCTCTGAAGTCTCTGTATGGTAGAAATGTTTGCATTACTCTTTGCCCCAGCTAACCTTAAGCCAGACCCTTTCGTGAACATAGTATAATATAAAATTGATTAGATTGGATACTACCGTCAACGACGCAGCAAAGGTTAAGCTGCCTGTCATGGCATATCCTATGATGAATGTGCTAACAACGGCTATAATCCTCCAGGTGAGCGACTTAGCCAAAGACCTCTTTTTAGTAGCCAAATCAGATCTTCTTATTGATTGCTATTATAATAGCTGCAATTATAAAACCAACGATAAAGGCCCAACCCGAACCAAAGGTATCTCTTAGTGGGTCCATGATTACTTGATCCTTACAAACTTAGCCCAGATACGCTCATGGATAAAGTATCCCAAAGCTTCCCAAGCTATGTATAGTAATGCCCCTAGGGTAGCGTATTCCCATTCTCCTGTGAATAGAAAGATTACTCCTGCTACTCCTACAAGATGGAATGTCTCCCAGCTAGCTGTCTTGATTAAACTTCTTTTTGTGCTTTCCATGTTTCCTCTTTCTCTTATGTCAATTATACTAGATGCCAAGGACATTGTCAATTGCCTAATTTATACCCCGAAAATACTGCTATAATTTAAAGCAGGAGGTCATTCAAAATGACATTAAAATCTATCTATGATATTGAGCTAAATTCTGCAGACGGAGAGCCAGGCTTTTTACAGCAATTTAAGGGGAAGGCTGCTATTGTGGTCAACACCACTGTCGGATGCGGAAATGCCAATCAGATGGAAGTCTTGCAATGGCTACAAGAAAAATATGGTGGCGAACACTTCCAGATTATTGCCATCCCCACAAACGATTACTGTGGTCCAGGTATCACCTACGGCAAATGGTCTCAGGGAATTACCTGTGGACTAGATTCCGCAAACTATGGCAAAGATGTTTACGGAACCACTTTCCAATTTGCTGAAATGGTTTCATCTATTCCTAGTGACGGTGTTAGCAAGCAGCTCAACGTAGAGCCAGGACACAATGGTCTAAACCAACCCAATGGCGAACCACACGAACTTTACCTGACCATCAGAGATCATCAAATGGTTGCAAAAGACAAGCTAAAAGAAAACGGTCTTGACCCCCACACAATGTTTAAGGATAAGTATTATTCCTACTGGCTAAACATGGGTTTCTACAATGGAGACCAGATGGGTGGTAACTTTGAGAAGTACCTCATTGACAAAGACGGATACGTTCACAAGCACTACCAGTGCACAACTTTAAATATTGATGTTGAAAAAACCGTCAAAGAAGCAACAGCTGAGTCTGGTGGCAACGTTGACATTGGTCCTGGTCGTTCCAAAAAGATTTTCGAAGAAGAGTGGAACCTTATCTGCCAAGATATAGAAGAGCTAATAGCTGGTAAGAGATCTATCGTAAATCCAGCAATTGCTTAATGGCTTTTACTAGAATACTTGTCAATAGCATTACGGAGTAATGTACTAAGACAGTTCTCTTCTATTTACCGCCGAACTTTTCGCCCGAACTTTTAATACGCTATACTATTATCATGGAAATACCAATTTACTTTAATGGCGGACTTACCCATCATGGTAACTTTATCTTATTTTTTAATGACTTAAAATATTTTAAAGATAAAGAAATAAAGATATTGCACTTAGGAGCTTACACTGGTCATGGAACTAAGTGGATGCTAGAGAATGTAAAAGGATCTTGTGTTGATGTTGATACCTGGGCTGGTTCTAAGAATACAGATGGTCATTTAGACCAACACGATACCTTTTATGATAATAGAGTTGAGGAAATATACGA